CTGGGCCTAGCGGATAAGGCAGACGAAGAACGGCGCCCAGCGGGACGGCCGCCGGAATCGGAGCGACGATGGCGCGCTTGAAGCCAAAGAGCGCCGCGGCGATCGGCGCATTGACGATGGATCAGGTTTGGTTTTTGAAACATTACGGCGATGTAGGCATGCCCAACGGGGCGCCGGAATTCCCGTTCGGTGAAGGCGAAGAAGGCTGGGAAGCCGCGCGGCTCGCGTGGTTTCGCAATCGCGATGCGCTACTCGCGACCAAATTCCCGAGCTCGTCGCCCTTCTTTGCCGAACGCGAATTCGATCCCGAGTTTGCGGAAGAACGCGAAGAAACCCGCAAGCGATTGGAGGAAAGAGCGAATGCCCGACGATGATCTGAGGCGGTTCCGATATCCCGGTAAAACCGCCGTGGAGTTCGCGGACCAGCTCTATGTCAGACTTGCGAACCACGGCGCAAAACAATTTCCGCCGATGTCCGCCGATCGTGTCGCGGAGAAATTCGCCATGGATGGATTGGACCGCGCGGCATTGCAGGCGGCTGCGGAAAGGGAAACACGATGCACAAAGCCCAACTGACACCGCGCCAAATCCGAATCCTGCTGGTGGGCCACAGTGCCGGCGCGCTTGGTCGCGGGTTCGTCAATGAGAGCGAAGAACTCGCGGCCTGGTTTGCGCACCGCGAGACCCTACTTGCTGGAGCTGGATCCGCTCGACCGTATGCCTATCTGAAATTCGAGCTATGCGAAGACGTTCCGCAGTGGATCCACACGGCCGAGTCTCTCTTTCGCCGCAAACCCTGTTTCGAACAGGGCGCACCGAACGCCGAAACAAATGCGCCGACGATGGCAGAGGATCAGCCGCCGGAGTTGTGGAAGGAATTGGAGACACCCGCCAGCATTCGCGCACTCGAGCCGGATCTGCAAGACCTCGAGCGACTGCTCCGCGAATTCGGCTTCGCGCAAGCCTGGCACGCCTTCCGCGGCCGACCGTCGCTCGTGGAAAAGTATGCCCGCATCGGCGCGGCGATTCGCGCGGTGCTGCGCGATAGCTTGACGATTTTGAAACCGAAAGCAGAGGAGAACTGAACAATGGAAAAAAGATCGTTTGCAACTGAACTGCGGACAGAGCAGAGCGCAGGCAAAACCTATCTCGTGGGCCGCGCTGCGTCCTACAACACGCTGAGCCATGATTTAGGCGGCTGGAGAGAGCTCATTGAACCGGGCGCCTTCGACGACGCGCTAGCCGATTCTGATCTCGACTGCCTGCACACACTCAACCACGATCCATCGAAGATTCTGGGACGAACACTTTCCGGTACAACCAAGCTCACTTCGGATTCTCGCGGCCTGAGCTATCGGACCTTGCTTCCTGACGTGTCCTACGCTCGTGATGCGGCGGAGTTGTGCAAGCGCGGCGACCTATCGCAATCGTCATTCGCGTTCCAAGTCGATCCGGATGATGAAGACTGGACCGAAACTGACGACCCGGATAATCCAGGTGTGCGGTGTGGCTTGCGCACGATCAGCCGCGTTGCGCGTTTGTTCGACGTGGCAACTGTCGCCAGTCCCGCTTATCCTGAAACCGCGGCGGGGGTCACCGATCGATCCTTACCAGGGACGATGCCCGCTGAGCTTCGCGCCCGGATCTTGCAGCGCGCCGCCGCCGATGACGAAACGGAATGCGAGTGCGATTGCCGGGAGTGTGAAGACGACCGTCACGAGGAATGCTCGAACGAAGATTGCATCGACGAGGCCTGCGCGGAGAGCGGTTGCCCCTATGCTTCGAGCAGTAACCTGCCAAGCGGCGGTGGCGACATTGCCTCCGTGGAGGCTGCGTCCAACGAATTGGCGTATGAAGAGGCGATGGAAGAGCCCGCGTAGCGCCAAAAGCATTTCCTCCGGTGAATGTTTGGTATATAATTAAAGCGATTCATAGTCCAGTCTCCTGGATTGTTCAGTGTTCGGGGTGGCCCTGGGATGCCAGTGCCTTGGATGGCGAAGCCACCCAGAACATGCGCCAGACGGCACGCCCTCGCGCGGGCCGCGCTTACGCAAAGTAGTGAGTGGTTCGCGCTTATCCGGCAACGGCCGGGCCCTTGAGTGGAAAGTAAGCACGCATCATTGTTCGCGACGCCGCCTTCGCGCTGGCGATCCCAAGCACAAGGAATCATTCTATGGATACCCGTGAATTGCGTCAGCAACGCGGCGCATTACTCAAACAGGCGCGAGCCATTCTCGATGGAGCGAAGAAGCAAAATCGTGGCTTGAGCGCAACCGAACAAACACAATACGACACTCTACTCGCCCGCGCGAATGCGCTCCGCGAAGAAATTCGCAACTTCGAATACGGCGCCGTCGCCGGCACACTGGGCGGCGGATTCATCGAATCCGATGCCGACCCGGACCCGCGCGAATTCCGAAACCTGCCGCAGCGCCAAGAGCAACGCCGGGAGACGCGTAAAGAAAAAGAACACCGCGAAGCCTTCATGAGCTATTTGCGCTTCGGCGCGGCCAGGATGCCGGAAGAGCAACGCAACTTGCTCCAACGCGAGTACCGCGACATGGGTTCCGGCGGCCAGGGAGCTTTCCCGGGCAGCACTGCAGGGTTCTTTGTTCCGGTTGGATTTGTCCACGACATCATCACAGCTTTGAAATTTTTCGCGCCGCTTTTGAATGACGATGTCGTGGATCTCGTGACAACGGCCACGGGGCAACAATTGCCATTTCCAACTGAAAATGACGTCCTGATATCAGGAGAACGCGTCGGCGAAGGGCAACAGGTCACCGCGCAAGACGTGAGTTTGGGTCAAGTGATGTTGGGTGCGTGGAAGTACTCCACGAAGATGGTGAAGGTCAGCATCGAACTATTACAGGATTCGGCCTTCAATCTCGAAGCGTGGCTGACCAGAACACTTGCCATCAGGCTCGGCCGCGCGCTGGTCGCGGACTTCACCAACGGAACCGGCAGCGCCTTCAGTATGCCGCTGGGCATCGTCACGGCGACGCTGCAAAACGGCAACTTGATCGCGGCACAGGGCTCTTCGCTGAATGACGGCACGGCGGCCGGCGCAAACACCATCGGCTCGAATGACCTCATCAACCTGGAGCACAGCATCGACGTGTTGTATCGGCCTGGTGCGAGCTATATGGCCCACGACAGCACGTGGAAGGCGATCAAGAAAATTTTGGATAAGTACGGCCGTCCGCTGTGGCAGCGCTCTCTGATCGAAGGCATGCCCGACACGCTCAACGGCTATCCGCTGCTCACGAATAATTATATGGGCACGTTGCAGACGCAGGCGAGCTCGCCAACGGTCACCGTAAATTCGGTCCTCTTCGGTGACTTCAAGCGTCTCATTGTTCGTCGCGTTCGCGACATGTCGCTGTTGGTATTGACCGAGCGCTTCGCAGATTTCGGGCAGACTGCATTTTTGGGATTTGCTCGATACGATTCGAGCCCGGCCTTCGCCGGATCGGGAAGTGTGTTCCCGTTCGGGTTGCTGCAGAACACATTCTGATCTTCGCGGGAGTCCTTTGGGCCGCGATGTTTCGGGCGCTCGGTTTCAAGGTGCCGGGCGCCCGCTTTTTTCGGACGTTGTAGAGCGGCACTTCGAAGTCCACCAGGTGAGAAGCAGCGGGTTTCAGATTTTCTGGCAACTTTGCCGAAAAATCCGCAATCACGTCTTTCACTGGCTGAACAGAAATGTTCTCCCGTTCGCCGATCTCTTCTTGGGTGTAGAATGGCGAGCAATGCCCCGCGACGCCTTCCACTGCGTTGTGCGCGATCCGAAACCGCCGCGCGACAGTGACGCTGTGCCGGAAAAAATGTGCTTGAACTGCGGGACGGTGTCGGACACTAAGCATCAATCCCTGAAGGACTGCGTCACTGCGCTGAGAGATGAGCTCGCCACGCTGCAGCTCGGCCGGCCGAATCAGCGGCGCGAGAAGCGCGAGGCGCCGTTCTAGTACCCTCTAACGATCGAGTCACAGGCATCTTGTGATACGATTTCTAGACTAATGAACACAATCCCGTCAG